TTGGTAAGAAAAGTAATAGTGATACAGTCAAGTTCTCTGTCCTAGGTGCATCTGGTAATACTGATATTGAAGGTACTCTCAATGTTGAGGGTGAAGTTACTATTCAAGATAGCGTAATCATCAACGCTGCTAATGAAAACTTCAAGATTCAAAACGGATCTGCAGTTGATAAGTTTACAGTTGATGCCGATAATGGTAACACCTTAATTGAAGGGACATTAAATGTTAATGGCACTGTCGATGTTGATGCAGACTTTGCAGTTAGAAACGGAACAACGGATAAATTCTTTGTTGATAATGTAACTGGTAATACTGATATCCAAGGCACATTAGATGTCAACGGTGCAACTGAGATTACAAATACTCTGGATGTCAGCAACGCTGTCACATTCGACCAGACACTGTTAGTCCAAGGCAACTCTGAGTTTAACGGCACTGTTGATATTGATGCCAACTTCGCTGTAAGGAATGGTAGCACGGATAAGATGACCGTTGCCTCTTCTACAGGTAACATTGCAACTGATGGTACATTGGTTGTCCAGGGTCAGACAACTATCAATGACTCTCTGATTGTTGATGCTGCTAACGAAGTCTTCTCTATCAGAAACGGATCTGCTGTTGAGAAGTTTGGTGTTGATGCTGATAACGGCAATACAAATATTGTTGGTACATTAACTGTTGGTGATCCAACTCAAATTAATGACACCTTTAGTGTCACTGATATTGTAACATTCACAAAAAATACTCAACAAACTCTAACTGGTTCCTATTCTGCAGATGGTGCAGTCCGTCTGACAGGTGGTGCTGCTATTGGTAAGAATCTTGCAGTTAGTGGTGACGCTAGAGTTTATGGTGGCACTGAATTAACAGGTGCTCTAGACCTTAATAACAGTGCAGACATTTCTGGCAATTTGGTAACTCACGGCAACGTTACTATTAATGCTAATAATAAGTCATTCAAAATTCAGACCAACAGTGCTGTTGATAAGTTTACTGTTGATACTGATAACGGCAATACTGATATTCGTGGCACTCTGGACATCGGTGGTGATGTAACTGCTGAGTCTGACCTTACTATTACTGGAAATCTGACTGTCAATGGAACAACAACTACTGTCAATTCTACGGTCACAACTCTCGATGACCCTATTATTACTGTGGGTGGTGACACAGCACCAACGTCTAACGACGCTAAAGATCGTGGTGTTGAATTCCGTTATTACGACGGCTCTGCGAAAATTGGTTTCTTCGGATACGACAGATCCACCAGCGAATTCGCATTCCTAACAAGTGCATCTAACTCCTCTGAAGTTCTTACTGGCACAGACGGTGACCTTCGTGCTGGTAGTCTGAATCTTACTGGTGCTGGAACATCTCTTGATGTTGATGCAAATGCCAACATTGATGGCACCTTGACTGTTGATGGTCAAATCATCTCTCAAGTTTCTTCTGGTCCTGCTTTAGTTATTCCTACCACTAACAAGATTAACAATCTTAATGCAGACTTATTAGATGGATTAACAACTGCAACTGCGGCAACTGTTTCTACAATTGTCGCTCGTGACTCTTCTGGAGATTTTGCTGCAAATGAGATTACGATGGTAACATCGACAGTTAGTGGAGCAGCAACAGTCGGTACAACTCTTGGAGTTACTGGTGCAACAACTCTGAGTTCTACACTTGGAGTTACTAATGCAACAACACTTAGTAGTACCTTAGCAGTCACTGGTATTACGACTCTTACTGGTCTTCTGAATGCTAATGGTGGCATTGCAGTTGACACTGATAACTTTACTGTTAGTGGAACAACTGGTGCAGTTGCAACAGAAAGCACATTAACTGTTGGCAGCACTTCTGATTTTACAGGTGCTATTACAGCGAGTGGCGGAGTTATTGGTGATATCACTGGTAATTTGGTTGCTGCTATTTCTACTGGTAAGACCTTTAACCCAGAAACCGATAGTACCTATAACTTAGGTGCTAGTACACTAAGGTGGGCAACTGCATATGTAGATTCACTCAACGCTGGTACATCTATTACAACTGCTGGTACTCTATCTGTAACTAGCACATCCAGTTTCACTGGTGAAATTAGTGCTAATGGTGGCATTGCTCTTGGTGATACCGATAAAGCAACATTCGGTAATGACGATGACATGCAGATCTACTGGAGTGGAACTCAAAATAGAATTGATACTACTGGTCCTCTATCGATTAGAAATAGTGATGCCTCTGGTATTTCATTCTATGATGAAGATAATACCAACTTCATGTTTAAAGCATTGCCTCTTGGTGCAATCGAACTTTATCATAATGGCACAAAGACATTTGAAACAACTGCAACAGGTGCAACCCTTACAGGTGTTCTGGTTGCAACATCTCTGACTGGTAATGTCACAGGTGATGTAACTGGTACAGTTTCTAGTATCGCAAACCATAGTACTACTAATCTTACAGAGGGAACCAACCTTTATTACACAGATGAGCGTGTTGATGACAGGGTTAATGCTCTGGTTGTTGCAGGTACAGGTATTACTAAGGCATACAATGACACAGCAGGCACCTATACGCTTACTGTAACGCAAGCAGACATCGATACTGACAATGTAACCGAAGGTTCCACAAACCTCTTTACAACCGCTGCTAGGACCCGTACACACTTCACATATGGTACAGGTATTGAACTTAGCGGTGCAGGTGCTCTGAGTGTTACTCAGTCGGACATTAATACCGACAATGTAACCGAAGGTTCTACTAATATCTTCTACACAGAAGCAAGATTTGATACAAGTCTTGGAACTAAAGATACTTCAGATCTTTCTGAAGGAACTAATCAATATTACACCGAGGCAAGGGTTCAAGATAAACTTGATAATGCCTTTGCTCAACTTAGTGCAATGCTCAACAACCTTGCAACCTCTACCACTCTGACATTGAATCTTTCTGGTGACCCCACACCTGGTGAAGTTGTTACCCTGTCGATTGCAAATAATGGAGGTGGTGGATTCACCAGCTTGGGAAACCCAAATGGAACTATAACTGCACTGGCAACTACTGGTGGTAGTGGTACTGGTTTAGGTGTTGATGTTGTAATTTCAGGTAATGTTATCACTAGTGCTAGTGTTAATGGTGGTGGTGGTAATTATCTCAATGGTGAGACAGTAACAATCGTTAACCCCAATGCTGGTGAAGTATTATCACTGAACCTAGCATCTCTTGCAGGAGGTTCTGGTTATGCAACTGGAACTGCTCTTGCAACAACTGGTAATGGTACTAATTTAACTGTCGATATCACTGCCTCTTCTGGTGCAATCACCAATGTTACTATCAACGACGGTGGTACTGGATATAGTATCGGTGACACAATCACTATTGTTCAGGCAGGTGGAGCAGGTGGTACTGTTGATGTAGCAACTGTTGCTACTGATGCTACTCTCACTCTTACCGACGTTACTACAATGGAAATTGGTTCAACTGTGACAGGTGCTACCACTGGCACTACAGGAATTATTACTGCTATTGGTTCTACTGCTATCACCGTAGATAATGTTGACGGATTCTTCAAAGTTGGAGAAGTCGTTAGTGCTAATGATGTTCAATCACTTGTTGTCGATTCATTCGCTTAATAAAATATGTCTGCCACAAAACCCGCTTCTAAAACAGAACTAAAAAACTATGCTCTTCGTAGATTAGGTTTTCCTGCAATTGACATCAACGTGTGTGATGAGCAACTGGATGATCTGATTGAAGAAGCAATTGATTACTATCAAGAGTATGCATATAACGGCAGTTATAAGGCATTCGTCAAGATTGAAGTAACTGATGCAATTAAGACTGCTGCACAAACAGGCAGTGCTTTAGGTTCTACTGATTGGACAGAAGGGAATGAATATGTATCACTTCCTCCTGGAGTGTTGGCAGTTAATCATGCCTATACTCAAATTGGTGCTGCTAGTGTAACTCCTGGTAATATTTTTAATATCAAGTATCAGATTTTCTTGAATGATATCTATGCAATGACGCATGGACATATTCTACATTACTTTATGACCTCTCAGTATCTTGAGACTCTTGATTTTGTTACTAACTCTGATAGAAATCGCAGAGTCAGATTTAATGAATATCAAGGAAGACTTTACCTGGATTTTGATTGGGCAACTCTTCAATCAGGTGACAAGATAGTAGTGGAAGTTTTGATGCGTCAAGATCCTGATGTTTACACTGCAATGTATAATGATGCCTGGTTGAAAGATTATGTGGAGGCATTATTCCAACAGCAATGGGGTCGCAACCTCAGTAAGTATGATGGTATTCAGATGCTAGGTGGTGTGACTCTGAATGGTCGCCAGATTCTTGAAGATGGTAGTCAGTTTAAGAAAGACCTAGAAGAAACTATTCGTAGCACATACGAACTCCCACCAATGGATTTAATCGGTTGATATGACTTATAGAAACGATCCCCCAGAAAATTGCATTCAGTCGGACTACACTAGTAGTTGCCGACTAAATCTAAATGGTTCTTCCCAGGAACAAATGTTTATGGGAAATCTGATCATCGAGAGTATCGAACTCTATGGTCAAGATATCTATTATCTACCCAGAACATACGTCAATAAAGACACGATTTTTCAAGAAGTAGAAAGTAGTAATTTCACACAAGCACTTTCTATCAGAGCATATGTTAATAATGTAGATGGGTGGGAAGGTCAAGGAGAACTTTTAAGTAAGTTTGGTGTTCGTATTGAAGATAAGACAACCTTCATCTTTTCTAGAACTAAATTTACCGAGAAGGTAGATGATAATGCAGCATTGAATGTAGAGGGTCGTCCTAATGAGGGTGACCTTATTTGGTTTCCAACAACAAAACATTTGTTTGAGATTAAGTTTGTAGAAGCAGAAAGACCTTTCTATCAGTTAGGTAAGGGTTATGTCTGGGAATGTCAATGTGAACTCTTTGAGTACAGTGACGAAAAAATTGATACTGGCGTTGCTGAGATTGATGCTATCGAAACTGCCTTTGCCAATTCCATTAAGTTGGTTATGGATGCTGGCGGTTCGGGAGACTTCACAGTTGGTGAAGAAATTGTCGGTGACCTATATCTCGCTGCAGCAACAGCAGCAATCACTGGGGACGCAGTAAGTTCCTTTACAATCACTGATGGTGGTGAGCATTATAAATCAGCATTACCACCTACAGTTACTATTACAGGAGGTGGTGGAAGTGGAGCGACAGGAACAGCGGTGGTTTCGTCTACAGGGATTGTTACTGGTATCACTGTTTCAGCTGGTGGTACTGGCTACACTAGTGCCCCAACTGTTACTATTGATTACTCTCCAAAAGACTCCAGAGCAGAAGTCAAGTCCTGGAATAGTTCTTCAAGAGAACTCCAAGTCATCAATAGAACAGGAACCTTCAATACTTCAGAAACAATTAAGGGATTGACATCTAATGCTCTTTGGAGTCCTGAATCTTATAACACTCTAAATAATACTAATACCGCTGATAGTATCGATCAGAACTATAGTTTTGAAACTGCTGATGATGATATTATCGACTTCACCGAAGGCAATCCCTTTGGTTCTATTGGGTCCACTACTGACACTACAATCTGATGTTAGGCACATATTCATATCACGAGATTTTCCGAAGAACAGTTGTAGCGTTTGGTACGCTGTTTAACAATATCGAACTTCGTCGCTCTACTGAAGTGATGAAAGTTCCTTTGGCATATGGTCCAAAACAAAAGTTTTTAGCACGTCTCGATCAAAATCCTGATCCTACAAACAAAAGAGTGCAGATCACTCTTCCTAGAATCTCATTTGAGATTAATGGTATTCAGTACGATCCTGTTAGAAAAGTATCTCCCACACAAAAAATTAAATTTCCTAAGGACAATGATGAGAACAAAAATGTTTTCATGCCAGTTCCTTATAACTTATCATTTGAGTTAGCGATTATTTCTAAAAATCAAGAAGATGGACTACAAATTCTTGAGCAAATCCTTCCTTTCTTTCAACCTCATTACAATTTATCAGTAAAATTAGTTCCTGATGTTGAAGAGACAAAAGATGTTCCTGTAGTTTTGACTAGTGTCGATTACGAGGATACTTATGAGGGAGATTTTTCTTCGCGTAGAGCAATCATTTATACTCTGCAGTTTACTGTAAAAACATTTCTCTATGGTCCTGTTACCGACAGCAAGACTATCAAGAAAGTTATTACCGATTACTATACAGATACCAATACTTCTACTGCACCAAGAGAAGTTCGTTATACTATTCAACCAGATCCTCTTTCAGCAGATGCTGATGATGACTTTGGATTCGGTATCGTTGATGAGGACTTCAGTGATAATAAAAAACGTAATCCCGTAAGTGGGGCTGATGAGGATATTTAACTATGGGCAATCCTTTTGATGGTTTAAATGATGCTTTTGGAGCAGAACCTACTGAACTTGAAAAACATGTTGAAAAGGTAAAACCAGAACTGAAAAAAACTGATACTCCTGATGTGAGGCAGGATTATGAGTATTCTCGTGCTCAACTTCACAACCTAGTAATGAAAGGACAGGAGGCAGTAGATGGCATACTTGACGTGGCACGAGCGTCAGATCATCCTCGTGCTTATGAAGTTGCAGGTCAACTTATTAAACATGTAGCAGATACTGCCGACAAACTCATTGACTTACAAAAGAAGATGAAGGATTTAGATGCAGAGGATAAAAAGTCGGGACCGTCTACTGTTAATAACACGATGTTTGTTGGCAGTACTGCGGATTTACAAAAGATGTTAAAGAAGCAAAAGGAGATAAATAATACGGACACGAATTAAAATTACACGACATGGCAACATTAAGAGTATTAAGCACCAATGCAATCGCTGGTTCTGCTACCGAATATCAGGTAGTGCAGACTGGTTTCTATCGCGTGATTGCTACAGCAGCAGCATCTACGGTATCATTTAATGGCGGTCCTGCTATTACTTTGGTGCAAAATCAAGCACTTGTATTAAAATCAGGTGCAAAAGTTGGTCAAGCAAGAATTGTAAAGGGTGTCGATGATGCCACTGCTGATTATCAACTTGGAACTAATCTTGGTGAGTTGTCAAACACTCATCCATTCTCAGTAGATGACTTCATTGCTGTAGAAGATGATAGTACATCTCCTGCAATTGATGCTGCTTTCCTGTCAGCAGGAACAGTAGGTAAGAAAGTTACTGCAACAACTCCTAATTCTATTAGCACTGATATTGATTCTTCTGCTGCATCTGCTGATTACACTTATGCTTACAGTGGACCTCAAGCAGTAGTAAAGCGTTGTGTACAAATCACAGCAGGTTCTGGTGCTATTGTCGTCGAAGAAGTACAGGTCGTAGGTTCCTGATATGGCGAAAGGTTTTGCATCAGATATTCCACCTGCCGTTAATGGAACCGCTAAGAAATATATTAGAGGTATGATGAAGCGTAAGGATAGGTGGAGTAAACTCTATGGGGGTCGCTCCAAAGAGGTGATGCATAAGACTGCAAACAAAATGGCTATGGGAGAAATGTCTAAAATGCCACCAACATATAAGGATGTATTCGGAGAAGCAAATAAGTCTGGAGATAATTCTCTTCGTGACTGGTTTGGAAAGAGTAAGTCATCTGATGGAACACCTGGTTGGGTGCAACTTGGTGGTAAGTATGCAGGAAAACCTTGTGCAAAGCAACCTGGTCAGACTACTAAACCCAAATGCGGGTCTAGTAAGATGAAAAGAAACCTAAATAAAGGCGAGGAAGAAGCAGCATTCCGTCGCAAAAATGCTGAAGATCCAAATCCAGATCGTAAAGGGAAGGCAAAAAACGTGAAGACAGAAGATCTCGACCTTAAATTGATGTCCAAAGAACTTGATGGCGCATCTAAGATGCACAAGGGTCAGTCTGAGCGCATCAAAAAACATCTAAAGAAGATGAAGAAAGAAGAAACTATTAACGAAAGAGGCGATTTCTGGCATCCCGATCCTAAAGAAGATCGTAAGTTGGGTGGTCCTGGTGCAAACCAGCGTGCTCGTGAAGATCGTGCTGCAGCATCTAAACCAAAAACAGACCCTAAGAAACTGAGAGATGGTGAGTCTTATATGGATTATGCAAAACGTCAGAAAGCAGGTAAGATGAAGAAAGAAGAATTTGTCAATGAGAAAGCAGGCGAGAAAGATGCTTGCTATAAGAAAGTAAAAGCAAGTGCAAAGGTCTGGCCTTCTGCATATGCTAGTGGTAGATTAGTCCAGTGCCGTAAGAAAGGTGCTGCTAACTATGGTAATAAGTCTGAAGGAATAACATTCCAACAATTCCAATCCGAATGTTGGAAGACGCACAAAAAAGTTGGCATGAAAATGAAGGGGGGTAAATTAGTCCCTAATTGTGTACCAAAAAATGAGGAAGCAGAAAAGTGTCCTGAGGGTACTAAGTGGTGCTCTAAGTGCCAAAAGTGCCAGGAAGTTACCTGTGCTGAGAAAGCAAAGATGAAGTCTGAGGCAGCAGCCTGGACAAAAAAGTCAGGAAAGAACTCCGAAGGAGGACTTAATGAAAAAGGACGAAAGTCTTACGAAGCAGAAAATCCAGGATCTGACCTCAAAGCACCAAGCAAAAAGGTTGGAAATCCCCGCAGGGCATCCTTCTGCGCTAGAATGAAAGGCATGAGAAAGAGACAGAAACCTTCTAATAACACAGGTGATGATCGTCTGTCGAAGTCATTGAGGAAATGGAACTGCTGATTGACAAAGTGCATCAGTATGTTACAATAAATAAGTAAAATTATACCACGAGGATACTGCAGCAATGACTGATCCAAAAGAACTCTCATCCTTTTCTATGGAACGGAAAGAGTGTGCGAAGTGTGGTGCTGTCTGGCTTAACGGGCAGCATATGTGGACTGGTACTGGTAATAAAGGTAATGAGTTAGATCTTGCTGGTTTGGTTTGCAACAATATTAGTAAAGAAGATCCAGATTACACTAAGTGCATCAACTCCAAGAGAGGCGAGATTGGTGGTCAAACTTGGGAGTATAGGTCAGG